GCTGGAGATACTGTTATTTCTATTATGTCGTTAATATTGTTAATAGATAATTTTAAAAAAAATCCTATTAAATATTTAAATTTTTTGGAAAAATGCACAGATTGTATTATTCATAAAATTGGTACAAGTTATATTGAGATAACAGATATTATTAATATGCAAAAAAATATAAATAATGTAATTACTAGTGATAATATTGATATCTTCTCTGACTATTTAAAAAAAACAAAAAAATCAATTATATTTACCAACGGATGTTTTGATATTTTACATAGAGGACATATAGAATTTTTAAAAAACTGTAAAAATAAAGGCGATATTTTCGTACTTGGAATAAATTCAGATAAATCTATCAAATTAAACAAAGGTGATAAAAGACCAATAATTTCCTTAAAAGACCGTATTTATAATATTAATGCGCTTGGTATTATTGATTTTATAGTTGTTTTTGAAGAAAAAACACCATATAATATTTTAAAAAAAATACGACCAAATATATTAGCCAAAGGCGATAAGGATTATACACTTGATAAAGTTATTGGTAAAGAGTTTGTTAATGAAACAATACTTATCTCAACAGAAAATTATTATGATACAACAAAAATTATAAATACTATTAAAAATAATTTTAATTAATATTATGTAATTTAAATATAAATATTATACTCATATTTATATTAAATGAAAGTTTTTTTTTCAGTAAAACCTCCTATTAATAGTTTCGGTGGCGGCGTATTTTTTGTTAAAAATATTATTAATTATCTTGGAAATAAAAATATCGAAACTACCTTTGAATTAGAAAAAAACATAGACATTATTTTTATTATTGATCCTAGAAAAGGAAATCCAGAATATAAAAAATACTCAGTAATGGATCTATTAGAATATAAAAACAATAATCCAAATACCAAAATTATTCATAGAGTAAATGAATGCGACATTAAAAGAGAAGTTTCAATCAATATAGAACCTTTACTTGTAGAAACTATGAAAATAGCAGATTATGTTGTTTTTGTAAGTAAATGGTTACAAAATTACTTTATCGAAAAATACAAATTAAATATAAATTCAACCTCTATACTTAATGGTTGTAATCTTGAACATTTTACTCCAAGTCAAATTCCAAAATTTTCAAATAATAAAATAAAATTAGTTACACATCATTGGTCTAATAATTATCTAAAAGGATTTCATATATATAATGAAATCGATAAATTACTAGAGAACAGAGATGATATTGAATTTACTTATATTGGTAATTATAATCGAGGATATCAACCAAAAAATATTAATCTTTTACCTGCGACCAGCTGTAAAAAATTAGGAGATTTACTTAAAGAGCACGATATTTATCTAACAGCTACTCAAAATGAACCAGGTGCTATGCATTATCTAGAAGGTCTAGCATGTGGTTTACCTATACTATATTGTGAAAATGGTGGTGGTGCACAAGAAATATGTTGTATGGCAGGAGAAGAGTTTAATAATATAGAGACATTACTCGCAAAAATTTCTTTAATTAAAAATAAATATAAATCTTATACTGATAAAATTAATTATAAATATTTAAGCTATCAAAGATGTTGCGATGAATATTTCAATATTTTGATTAATTTATAATATAAATGTTTATTTTCAATAAATCCTATAAATGATTGTTTCAACCAACAAAGGTGGTTTATATAATAGAATTAAATCCTTAGTTTCTTGTTTAAGATATGGTAGTGAAAATAATATTATACCGTCTATTGAGGATATAGCAAATAAATATATAGAATTTTTTAGATATATTGATAATTAATAATATAAACATTTATTTTTAATTTTATTATAAATGAATGTTGATAGAATATTAATTTGTATATTTCATTATAACGAAAGAACACTAGAATTAAACAAATATTGTTGGCAAAAACTTGGTTTTAAAAATATTAAAATTTTTTCATCAAAATCTGGTTTTTATGAAAAATTAAATGACATGTTTGAATATTCTTATAAAAATAATAAAAAATATGATCTAATAATTAAATCAGATGCAGATGAATTAGTATTTGATGGGATTTTTAAATTAATTAATAAATCTTTTAATTTACAGTTATGTCATGGTTCGTTTTTTGATAAATTTATGAATAGGTGGCGTGGCTCGGGTCCTAAAATTTATAATATTAATTTAATAAATTATTTATTTGAGAATAATATCAAAGCTAAAAATACCTTAAAACCAGAATCTGATATTTTTAAATTAATTACTAGTAAAGGATTAAACGCTCGCTGTTTCGCTGATATAAAAACAAGCTTACATGAATATGAACAGTATCCTAGTAAAGTATTAAATGCATTAATCACAAGATATCATCGAGGACACGTTATAAATGAATATTTGTATTCCAGACAATTTCTTTTAGATTCTAATAATCATCCTGAATATATTGAAGTAATACATTATTTATATGATAAATATATACCACAGAATAATATTAGTTCAAAAAAAAATTGTAATTATATCGATTTAAGTCAGTTCGATAAAAAAATGAAGGAAATAAAAAATGAAGATACTCAAATTTTATATGAAAAATATCTCAAAGTATTTAAACAAAAAAGTAAATGAATTAACAAATATTTATATTCATTATAAATTATATAAATATTTGTTAATTATATAATTTATAATGAATAAACAATTAGAATGCTGGAAAAATAAAGGCATAGATAAGAAAAAAATGGAATTTTTATTCAAAAACTCACCTTTTAGAATTAGTAAATATGTAATAAAAAATGAAAATGTAGAATTAATTTGTGGTTGGCACCCAAAACGTTATCGTTCTTCCATTTTTTTAATATTTTTAAAAAAAATTGTAAAAGTTTATAATAATTTAGATTGTGTTATTTATATTTCAGATTCTGATAGAACTTTCGACCAAATGTCTGTAGACATTTTAAATAATCCACACTATTTCGATAAATTCCCTGAAATGCGTAAAGCGTTACCACTCTTGGATAATTTAAAGAAATATTTTGATATTAAAAATATATCGGACATATACAGTAATAATTTTCCTTTTTTTTGTATATATAAAAATATTAATAGTAATAATATTTGCATGCCCGACCCCTTTTTTTTTAAAAATTATAAAATATGGTCAAGAGATACGAATGAATCACTATATAATAAAATTATTTCATCAAATAAACAAAAAAAATTAAATGATAAAATTAAATTAGCTGTATTCTCTGGAAGAGATAAATATAAAAAATATAATGAATTGGGGGAAAAAAATAAATACGTGACAACTACCCCAAAAAGAAATATGTATGAACAGTTAAAATATAAATTCTTAATTGGAACATATTCTAGATGGGATACAATTTATTGGCAATTACTATCAAACAGTATTACTTTAATAGATGAAAAAAACAAATATATTTTATTTTATTATTACTATGTTAAACCAAAAATACATTATTTACCATATAATAATGATAACAATACTATTGATAATATAATAGAGAAATATGATGATAATGATTTATATTTAAATAATATTTCAAATAATTCTACAGAATTAATGAAAAAATTATCATTGGAAAACATAATTGATGATTTTGGTAAATTATTGGTTGAATATAATAAAATTTATAATAATTAAAATATTTTTTAAATTCTTCACCGTATTTTACAACTGGAATTCGTTGATTACCCAGCCCCTTAGTTTATTATCAAGTTTATATTACTTGTTTTATATATTATTTTAGCAGGTAGAGTGATTTTTTTTTTATTAAAACGATATCCTGTCATTATTCCACATTTTTTTTGTCCCTCCAAAATTCTTAAAATCATTAGATGGTATTGTTAATTTTGGTATATATCAATTACATACATTAATCTTAATCCATGCTCCAATTTAACTTTTGGGTCATAATCCAAATCTCTCTTTGCTTTACTTATATCTGCAAATGTATGTGGTAAATCACCCAATTGATTTCCTATTTGTTCATAATTTGCCTTTTTACCTACTACATTTTCACATAATTCTATAAACTCATTCAGAGTGACAGGACTACTATTTCCCAAATTATATACCTCGCATTTTACTTCCTTTTTATTATCTATTGATGCTACCACACCACTAACTATATCACTCACATATGTATAATCTCTTGATGATGTTCCATCTCCATATTTGTAAAATTTTGTTCCATCCTTTATTGCCTTTAAAAACTTATATGGTGCCATGTCTGGTCTTCCTCGTGGTCCATATACCGTAAAAAATCTTAATCCTATCATATTTAAATTATACAATTGATGATATGTTTTTGCATATAATTCCATAGCCATTTTACTACATGCATATGGTGAATTCGGTGTTTCTATTGTGTCTGTCTCCGAAAAAGGTATTTTTTTATTTAAACCATATACACTACTACTACTCGCATATACTATTTGTTTCACACCTACTTTCCTTGCCTGTTCTAATATATTTATAAATCCATTTATATTTACATCTACATATACTTCGGGATGCTCTATTGAATATCTAACACCAGCCATCGAAGCCAAATGACATATTTTTTCCGGTTTCCACTCTTCTATAACTTTTGTTGTTCTTATATCTTCTTTCTTGAATTCGAAATTTTCATATTTGTTTAAAACTTCCAGATTTTCTTTCTTTCTCTCTACATCATAATAATCATTTAAATTATCAATACCTAATATCGTATCCCCCCTTTTTAATAAATATTCACATGTATGTGAACCAATAAATCCAGCACATCCTGTTACCAATACTTTCATATAAATTTAAATATTAAATTAAATTTATATTGATTTAAAATTAACTAAATTACTATTATAAAATGAGTCATATTATTCAATCATTATGGATCGGCGATTCTCTGAGTAAAATGGAACAGCTTTGTGCTAAATCGTTTGTCGAGAACGGTCATGAATATCATTTATATACTTATGGAGATGTTAAAAATATACCAGAGGGTGTAATTGTTAAAGACGGTAATGAAATAGTAGATAAAGGTGAAATTTTTAGATATAAAAATGGTTCGCTATCCGCATTTTCTAATTATTTTAGATTTCATTTATTACACAAAAAGGGAGGTTATTGGGTTGATGCAGATGTTTTATGTGTCAAACCTTTCAAATTTGATAAAGATATTGTTTTTGTTTCAGAACCTATTGGACAACATTATCAAAGTAGTCTTCCAACTTCTTGTATTATTAAATTACCAAAAAATAGTGAAATAACTAAAGAAGCTATTAAAATGCAAAAAGAACACAAAAAATTAATTTTAGATGGTACTCTAGGTTGGGGTTCTGGTCCAAAAACAATTAGTCATGTCGTTGATAAATTTCATTTAGAAAAATATATTTTACCTTGGCAAATGATTTGTACTTGCGACTATCAAGCTGTTATTTCTTTAGTTAATCCTAATTCTGGTGTTAAAAGTGCATTTCCCAATGTTATTGATAAATATGAAAATATTAAAGATGATACATTTTGTATTCATTTATGGAATGAAATGTGGAGAGAATATAAATTAGATAAAAATGGAAAGTTTCATCCTGATTCCATTTATGAACAATACAAAAAAAAACATAATATTTAACCACTTATTAGTAAATCATTTATTTTTTTCGGTAAATTATTTATATTTAAACACGGTTGTCCTTGGAAACAGTAATGTATAGCAATCTTTTCCTGGATATCATCTTCACCCCATATGATATTCGCATACAAATTAGGATTTGTTACAAATTGGATATTAAATTTACATAATACAAAATTATGACCCATATCTTCCGCCATAAATGGGTACGCATCTGTTTCTTTGTCTTTATGAAATTGATTATTTCCACATTTTTCGAAATATTGAATAATTATTATTGATGCCTTTGTTGATAAAAAACGAAATCCTCCTGCGCCACCATAACCTTTTTGAGTGGTTGCAAAATTAATATACCCTTTATCAAATGTATCAATGTTTTTTTTCAGCATGGTTCTCAAACTATCAGAATTTGATTTTTCCAGGTATTGATGAATTGATCTATCCCTAACAACGCGAATCGACTCCATTCCTGTTTGTGTATATTTATCTTTAAAAACACTTTTTGTTGAAAAGTCTATATCCAAAGGACCATTTAAATATTTTTGTAAATTTTTTCTTATAAATAACATATCATCGTCGCATTTGATTATTCCTTTTTTTATCTTAAATATTACATGAAGCGCTCGCATAGCAAATGCTATTTTCTTGAAGAGATGAAGATAATCGTCTTCGCATTTTACTATTAATATATTACTTTGAATTTCATCATGTGCACCAAACTGAAAATCTTGTGAGATATTTTTATCTGCTACAACATAAACTAATTTCCAATTAAAAACACTATCTCCTATTAGTCTATATTTATTTTTTACTACTCTATCATGTAAATATTTTTTACATGATATTATCATTAAAACTCCATCAACTTCAGTCATTAATATGATATATATATATATATATTATTCTTAATATTCTATTTTTATATTTTGAAATTTTGGTTGTATTTTATCAGCATTGAGCATTTTACTATATAAAATTTTATTAATAGAAATATTTCATAAATTATTCA